GGCATGTGTGGCATGCGGTGTGCCCGGGCGAATTCCAGGCCTGGAAATTATCGTGCCTGATGGTAGTCAACCGCCGCCGCCCAGCCGTGTCGCCGTTTGTCGGCTGGCCGTAGGGCAGGCACAATCATTGCCGACGGCCAACTGCAGCCAGGCAATTGCCATGCCAACCTAGGCCGCCGTCCATCATCTGACCGGCGGCATAATCGCAGGCATACTCCTTGCTAGCTGCCGTCCGTCGGCTGGTTATTCGCCAGGCATAGATTTTGCCGGAGTCCCCTTGGCCGGCGTTTGTAGGCTTCCGCTTGTACGCTACAAAGCCGCCGACGGGGGTACTTTGTAAGAGTCACCTTTACCGGCACTTCGCTGTGGGTGCAAAAAGGGGAATTCATTTCTCGAACGGGATATGCAAGGATATTGAGGACGAGAAACTCTTTAGGCTTACACTTCCAGATTGACATTTGGAAGCAGTACGTGGTAATCTTTGCAATGGCAAACGAAAACCCTCTGCGGTTAAGTTACACGCATGACGCGATGATCGATCTGCTGATTGCGGAACCGATGATTTCGCAGAATGAAGTCGCGGCGAGGTTTGGGTATACGCCCGCTTGGGTCTCGCGCATCATTCGAGCGGACAGCTTTCAAGAGAGGCTGGCGGCGAGGAAGGGGGAGTTAGTTGATCCCATTTTGCTGCAGAGTATTGAAAAGGGTTTCGAAGCGATGCTGCATCAATCGCTGGAAATACTGCAGAAAAAGCTCGAAGTCGACCCTTCGGCCGATTTGGCATTGAAGGCGGCGGACTTAAGTGCCCGGGCCCTCTCGTATGGAGCAAAACAAACGGGCGCGAACATCAATATCGGCTTCCTCGTGTCCGTGCCGGAAAAGTCGGTCTCGACAGAAGCCTGGTTAGAGGGCCACGGGCCGCAAGTAATCGACAATGCCCAATAAGGTTATCTGGGAGGCCCAGGCCGGCCCTCAGTCTGCACTCATTGCTTGCCCAATATTCGAGGTATTCTATGGCGGAGCCCGCGGAGGAGGTAAGACTGAGGGGAGTATTGGCGATTGGCTGCAACATTCTGGGACTTATGGTGCTGGTGCCATTGGCGTGTTTTTTCGCCGCAAGTTCAAGCAGCTGGAAGAAGTTATTGCGCGGACTTCGCAGCTATTTCCCCAGATCGGCGGGAAATACAACCAGCAAAAAGCCGAATGGGTTATGCCCGGCGGCGGAAGGCTGAAATTCCGATACCTCGAGAGGGACTCCGATGCCCAAGAATACCAAGGCCACAGCTACACTCGCGTCTACGTCGAGGAAGCCACTAACTTTCCCTCCCCAGCGCCCATTAACCTTCTTCGGGGAACCCTGCGATCAGCTGCTGGTGTACCCGTCGGTATGCGGCTTACTGGAAATCCGGGCGGCCCGGGTCATCACTGGGTCAAAGCTCGGTACATTACTCCTGATTACAGAGGATGGCGCGTACTGGTTGAGGAAATGGACGGCCTGGAAGGACAAAAGCTACGAATTGAGAGAATCTTCATCCCGAGCAAACTCGGCGACAATCAGCTTCTCTATAAAAATGACCCTTACTATGTGGCGCGCCTACGGCAAAGCGGCAGTGAAGCACTTGTGCGGGCATGGTTGGAAGGGAATTGGGACCTCGTAGATGGCGCATTCTTCGACTGCTGGGACCCGAAGATTCACGTCCTGCGGACAAGGGACTGGCTGCCGCAGATTCCGCCGTATGCCTTCCGGTATCTAGCATACGACCACGGCTACGGCGCGCCCTTTAGTGTTGGCTGGTACGCCGTAAGCGATGGCACGTGGGGCCTGCCAGAAGGCGCCATCTTAAAGTACCGTGAGTGGTACGGTTCGACAGGGAAGCCGAACGAAGGCATCCGCATGACTGTCGACTTAGTCGCGAAAGGAATCTTAGCCCGTGAAATCTATCCTGATGCGGAAGACCGTTCCATCTTACATAGGGAAAATGTATTCAAGCGGGTGGCCGATCCTTCCATCTTCGTGCGAGATGGAGGGCCATCGATTATGGAGACAATGGCTGGTGAGGGAGTTAGCTTCCACCGGGCAGATAACAAGCGTATCCCGGGTTGGGCTGAGGTACGCCGCCGCCTTAATGGCTCAGGAGGCCAACCCCTCCTCTACATCCTAGACTGCTGCGATGACACAATCCGAACGATCCCAACTCTCCAGATTTCCGACAACGATCCAGAGGACCTTGACACGGAGCAAGAAGATCATGCCGCTGACGAACTTAGATATGCGTGCATGGCGCGCCCTTGGGTGGAAACTGCACCCATTACCCCAGTTATGCAATTGCCAAAGCTGCCAGAGCAGCTTACAATCAATGAACTTGTTGAAAGATCGACAGCCCGGCGGCTTGCCCGCGAGGAAGACCAAGTAGGAGGTTAGAGTGATTCAGAGCGGATATGGCTACTCGGTAGCCTTTAATGTAACTCCGAACGACACAACGCAGTTGAACCTCGCTGGCTTCATGGTGGCGACGACGGCAGGAACAGTCGTTTACCTAGACAATGCAGGGGTGTCGCATACCCTTGCCTGTCCAGTTGGCGTAATTATCCCGGTTCCTGCCCAGAATATCATGGCGGCTTCGACTGCCGTCGGCATCGTCGGATTCCAGTAACGTGTCTGATCCGTTACGGGATATTGAGCGCGCGGAGAAGAGCCGCGGCACAGGCTCGTCGACTGCCAAGGAAGAGGCGAAAGTCGAGTACTGGCGGCGAGAGGTTGATCTGTCGCTGAAGCGGGAGAAGCGGTTCCGCGAGAATGCGAAGCGGACAGTTGAAATCTACGAGTGTGCGAAGAGGGATGAGAACTCCTTTAACATCCTCTACGCGAACACGGAGACGCTGCTTCCTGCTTGCTACAACCAGCTCCCACGGCCGTTCGTCAAGCGTCGCTTTGATGACGCCGATCCAGTTGGCAAGGCCGCCAGTGAGACAATGGAGCGGACGCTAGAATCTCTGCAAGACACCGGTGATGCGCGCTATGAAGACTTCGATACACTCATGCAACAGAGTGTTCTCTCGGCCCTCGTCCCCGGCCGCGGAGTCACTTGGTTCAAGTATGACGCAGATATCAGTGTCATCGAGCCTGAGCGGGAAGAGGAAGTCAACGACGAAGATGGTGACGTCACAGGACTGGGCGGCTCTGCGACGGATGATGATGTTGTGGGAGACACCAAGCCCGGGGATGCCAATGAGAAAGTTGAGTACGAGACTGTCTGCGGAGAGGATTTAAACTACGACGACATTCTTTACGGATACTCGCGGACTTGGGCGAATATGCCCTGGGTTGCGCGTGCTCATGACATGACGAAGGAGGACGCGGCAGATAACTTTGGGGAAGAGGTTGCGGAGAAGCTCACTTTCGTCCGAGATTCAGCGAGTCGGCGCGACCCTCAAGTTAAGGCTGATGAAGGCACGGATGGCGAGAACAATAAGGGCGGCGAGCCCACCTGCCTCGTGTATGAAATCTGGATTAAATCCACCAGAAAGCTGGTTTTCTTCGCGCCAAGTTACTCTGACGGGCTGGTTGACGAGAGGGACGATCCGCTGGGACTGAGTGGGTTCTTCCCCTGTCCGCAGCCGCTTCAGTTTCTGCTGAAGAAGTCAGGGATGATTCCGACGCCGATCTATATGGCGTATGAGCAGCAGGCGAAAGAGCTGAACCGTGTCTCGATGCGGATTAATCGCTTGATTACCGCCCTCAAGGTTCGCGGCTTCTACGACGGCACGATTCAAGGCCTTAAGACCCTCCTCAATAGTGAGGATAATACCCTGATCGCGGCGAAGAATGTCCCGGCGATGCAGGATATTAAGGGCCTCGATAATGCAATCTGGTTCATGCCGATTGAGAAGTTGATTAACGTGCTGCAGCAACTGTATGTGCAGCGCGAGCAGGTGAAGAACACGATTTATGAGATTACTGGTATCTCCGACATTATGCGGGGGGACACACAGGCGAGTGAAACCTTCGGCGCGCAAAAGCTGAAGAGCCAGTGGGGAACAGCGCGACTGCAACGGATGCAGCGCTACGTCCAACGATATGTGCGGGAATGCCTGCGGATTATGGGGGAGATCAGCGCAAAGCATTTCTCGGTCGAAACCTTCGAGAAAATGACGGACCTGGACTTTGCAACTCCTGAGGAAGTCCAACAGGCGCAGCAGGTGCAGCAGCAGGTGCAACAGTGGATGGCAATGAATCCACCGCCGGCTGCTCCCCCTGCTGCCCCTGGTCAGCCGCCGGCGCCTCCGCAGCAGCCGCAAATTCCGCCGAATATCCAGCAAGCGATGCAGCAGGCTGAAGCGACGCTGAAGAAAATGCCGTGGTCGGAGGTGATGAAGCTCCTTCAGAACGACCTCCTCCGCGACTTCCGCGTCGACATCGAGACTAACTCGACGATCGAGGCGAATTCGGCAGAGGATAAGCAGAACATGACGGAGGCCCTTCAGGCCATCGCCAATATGTTCGATAGCTTCCTGCCGATGGTAGAGAAGGGTGCCTTGACCATGCCTGTCGTCAAGGAAATGACGCTCACTGTTTGCAGGCGATTCAGCTTTGGTCGCGAGATGGAAGATGCGATCAATGCGATGCCTGATCAATTACCGCCGCCCTCGCCTCCTCCGGGAACTCCCACTCCGGCCGAGCAAGCGGCGCTGCAAGCCGAAGCCCAGCAACGGACGCAGGCGGCTCAGCAGAAGATGCAGCTGGATCAACTTGCCTTCGCCGGAGCCCAGAAGAAGGCCGGCTACGACCAAGCCAGGATGGCCCGAGAGGAACAACTGGCGAATCAGAAGCATTCCAACGCGATGCAGGAGCTGCAAGCGAAGATGGCGCTGGTAGGAACGAAGGGCATGGTCGCGACGGTCGAGGCGAAGGCTGATATGGCCCAAGCGGCGCAAGATACCGAAACTGCCCGCGTGATTGCGGATGAGAAGCAGAAGCAAGCGAGGGCGGCGACCGCTGCCAAGAGGAAGCCAAATGCCTCTGTATGAATACCTTTGTGAGAAGGGCCATGTCACTCAAGAAATTCGTACCGTCGACGAGCGTGCAGCAGCTGCTTGCTGCGTACGATGCGGTGGAAGAGCGGAGAAAGCTATCCTTACGCCGCCCCGAGTGTTCGGAGACTTTGAAGGATATGAGTCTCCTGCTACTGGCAAGTGGGTCGAGGGACGCAGAGCTAGAGAAGAAGATTTTCGGGTGAGTGGGTGTCGGGCGTACGAAGCTGGTGAAATGGAACAGATGCAAAAGCGGCAGGCGGATAATGAGCGCCAGTTGGATAAAGCCGTAGACCATGCGGTGGAAGCATCGCTGAATGAATTGACCTCTTAAGGAGTCGTGCCGTGGCTGATGAAAATGAAGTGATCGAGACGCCGGAAGAACATCAGGCAAATGTCGATGAGACAGTAGATAATATTGTTTCCTCGCTGAAGCTTGTGTCTGACGAAGGCACGGATGCGATTACTGGAGAGATTAAAGAGGCGAAGGATCGCGACCCC